GTACCGATTGAAGGGAGTAAGATAATCGGTGACAAAGGAAATGAATCGGGACTTGACTGGTTAATGCGGCACTATCCCGGACGGTACTTATTGGGATAGATTGAATTTAATTAAGGATTAAGGAGATATTTATTTTTTTGGCCGCGCTGTTCGCGTTGAAAATCATGGAAACTATTAACGGTCTTGTCGCATAATATCTTTTTCTAAAACCCTATAATAGAGAAACGAAATCGGCGACATAATTATCGTCAAAAAGGAGTTCAATTACAACTTATCCAATGCGTCTTTGGCTACTTTATTTTTTTGCTCGTTTTTATATGACTTATATTTTTTTGAGTCGATAAATAAATATCCATCATCAATCTTAGATAATCTCTGTATTAAAAAGATCTCACAGTCTTTTATGTCCCATATCGCACTGACTCTATTAAATTTTGCGCCCATCCGATTTTGAACAGAACCAGTGGAGAATTCTTTAGGTTTGCCGTATTTTTTTTTCAATAAATTAAGCATTTTATCAGCATCATCAGCACTGAAATAAATGGTAATATTTTCAACCTTGTCATTAATTAAATTAACGTTTGTTTCTATGTGGAAACCTATATCTGGCGGATTTTTTATCTCATACATATTTTCGCTGTTGCACCTCTCACTACGAAACGAACTACGAAACACTCCGAAAATGTCACAATAGCTTTTATATTCATATATTTACTCTATACTTAATATGTTTTTAAGGAAAAATAACAGCGAAACCGAAATAATTCTTGACATGGACATTTTATCGGTTTATAACGTTTCTAAATTCCCGTTACACCCGAAACAAAAAAAGAGGAGATCAACCCATGAAAATAGAAAAAGCGAAAAGCGGCATGACCCCTCTGGAGATCCGGAACGCCCTCCATAATGCCAACCTTAACCAGGCGGCCATCGCCCGGGAACTGGGGCTTACTCCTGTGCATATTTCTTACGTCATCGACGGCAAGCGGATGTCGCGGCGGGTTCATGAGGCTATCTCCGAGGCAATCGGCGTCGATATCCGCCGGATCTGGCCGGATCTGTACCTGATCCCGGGACGTGAGCCGAAGATCGGACGCCCGCGGAAAAACTGGCATCGAAAAGCGGCCTAAAACCGGCATCCGCGTATCCTTATATATATAAGGAAGGAATCCCATGAAAAAAGACCAGATCAGCGCCGAGATCAAAACCATTAAAAAAGAGATTTCCGACATACACCTCACCCTGAATCAAATTAATGCCCGCCTGGACAACAAACCTGCCCTTCCGGAAAAACGCCTTCGCCCAAACCCGATGGGGAAGGGAAAGCATTTCAGCCACAAGCTCATCGGCGGGTTCCGGGACCCGGTTGTCCGGAAGATGGTTATGGAACTTAGAAAGCAAGGCCATCAATACACCGAGATTGCGACCACCATCCGCGACAGATACCCGGACAATCCAGAAAAACATGTATCCAGGTCGGCGATCCACCGTTTTTATAAAAGTGCCCGGATGGGGCGGTTGCTTGAGTACGGAATCGGGAGAACAATTTAGCTTTACAGCCTTCTTATAAACCAGTTTTTAGGTGTTTTCAATGTCTAAGTTGCGAAAAAGAACTGACACCGACCCAACGCAGTTAAGCCTTTTCGACCTGGTCAGACAACAGCACGAAGAGCGCATCCAGCAGGAACCAAAAACGGGGACATTGAATGTCACTCTCCAGCTTCAGGAAATCATCGACAAATGCATCGGCCAGTGTCCCGTATCGCGGGACATCATCGCCGGACGAATGACAGAACTTACAGGCCACCAGATAACCCGCTGCATGCTGGATTCCTGGACTTCGTCGGCAAAACAGAAGCACCGCTTTCCGGCGGAGTTTCTTCCGGCCTTTTGCATCGCCGTCGGCAGCGACCAACCCATCACATTTCTGGCCAGGAAGAGCGGCATTTTCACCATGCCGGATCGCGACGTGCTGCGAGCGGAACTGGCGCGGAAGATGGAGAAGCGGGACGAGGCCAACAGGGAAATAAAAAAAATCAAGATGTTCATGCAGGAAATGGAGGGAACACCATGACACCGGAAATCATCAGAGACCGCACCCTGGACTGGTTTGAACAAATGATGAAAAGCCCCTGGTTTGACCGCGGATGCGTGGTTTTGGCCGGACTCGCGGTGATTTATTTCGGGTTGATCGCACTGAACGGTCTGGCGAGGTGCGGCGGATAATGACGGATCAAAACTACACAGCGAAGCAAATAGCGGAGATGACGGGCAAATCTACCAGGGCGATAGAGATCAGGGCGAAAAGAGAATGCTGGACGTTTAATTTAGAGAACGGCAACGGGAAGAACGGCAAAACTAAGAAATACCCCCTCGCCTCCCTGCCCTCGGACATCCAGTCGGCCATCCTGCTATATGATGATAAGTCATATACTAATAAGGATACAATTTCGCCATCCGGGGAAAATCCCCCCAGGGTAAATCCGGCCGGCGCATTCGAACCAACGGGAAAACTCCTGGATCAACTGGCCGTCGTTTCTCCTGCCGCCGCCTCCACGGTCCTCGACGCATTGGCCCCGGCCAACCCCCTGGAGGTCTTCGGCTTCCCCGCAAATTACGGCAACCTCATGGCTGCCGCCGCGCAGCCCATCGCCATCAATGAAAACTCCATCAATCACTTCGACCTGCAGAACAACAAATTCTGCGCGCGCATGGCCATCCTGCGGGACATGGAGGGCATGCCGGTCTCCTGGAAGCTGGGCCGCCGCAAGTGGGTGGAATCCGTCGCGGCAAAGCACCGGGTCTCCTGGCAGCAGTGCTACCGGATGGAGGGCAAGGTCAAGGCAAAGGGATTGGTTGCTCTGCGCCATACCAACGCATCCAAAAATCAGCCGAAGAAATGGACGCCCGAGGCCATCGATTACTGGTGCGGGCTCGTCCTGAAGCGGGAGCACCGGAAGATGGACCGCAAAATCCTTTATGCCGAGCTCGTGATCGAGGCAGACCGCCGCGGCTGGGAGATCGGCACCGTCGAATCGGCCTCCTGGTGGTACCATAAAAAAGTTACGCCCCTCATGGCAGCCTACGCAAAGGGCGGCATGCTCGCCCTGGACAATCTTTTGCCGCCGGTCTTGCGCGACTATTCCGACCTGGCGCCCTTCGAGATTCTTGTCGGCGACCAGCACCGGTTCGATTTCTGGTGTATCGACGACGACACCCTGCAGACGGTCCGGCCCGAATGTTATCTCTGGGTGGATCTGCGGACGCGCATCGCCTACGGCATTGCCACGGACCGCAAATACGACGCCCACCTGATGGCCCAGGCCCTGCGCCACGGCCTCAAAAGTTGGGGCGCTTTCGGCTCCATCTTCACCGACAACGGCAAGCCCGAGTTGTCGAAGCATATCACCGGCATCCTCGCCACCATGCGGAGCCTCGGCCTCGAATGGGCGCAGACCATCGACGTCCCGATGGACGTGATCGATTACGACGGCGACGAGGTCAATCCCTGCGTGCTCATGCCGGGCACCCACAAAAAGGCCGTCGTCAAGAACGCCAAAAGTAAGCTCATCGAGCGGTATTTCCAGGAAGTGGAGCGCGCCCTGGTCAACTTCATCCGCCTGCCCGGCTACGTCAAGGATCTGCACGGCGACATTCATGAGCAGGACGTCGACCAGGCGGAAGTCAAGGCGCTGTCCGAGAAAGGCCGCCTGCCTTATCTGTCTGAATTCGCGGCGATGGCCATGCAGGCCTGTTATTACCTGAATCAGCAGCACCATCGCGGCGTGGCGCGGGAATGGATCTGGGGAGAGAAGCCGGCTCGGACGTCGCCCCTGGACTGCCTGGTGGCCTGCTGCAACGACGGCTGGCGGTCCCGTTTTCTGACCACCGACGCCATCGACGCCCTTTTGATGAAGCGCGAAAAGCGCATCGTCAGCAAGGGCCGCGTCCAGTACCAGAACGACTGGTACGAGCATGACGCTCTGCTGGATTACCACGGCGCGCAGGTTGCCGTCGGCTCCGATCCGCTGGGCGAGGACGTCCTGTTGGTTTTCCTCGGCAGCGAGTACCTCTGCACGGCAACGCCCGTGTCCTATTCCAGCATGAAAGAAATGGGGATCGCACGGCAAAAGATCGTCCAGAAACGGGAACGCCGCAGCCGCATCGCCCTGCAGGTGCGTGAGATGACGGCGGGGCTTCCGGATCTGCGGAACTATCCGGAATCGAACCTGGAGCGCTCCGCCGCGCAGATCGCCGACGATCGCCGGGCGCGCGAGATCGAATACAAGGAAAAGAACCGGCCGCTGACCCAGGCGGAACTGGATGAAGGCGTGCGGCAGCTCGAAGTGCTGAACCGCCTGCCCGTCGCAAAAAAGGCCGCCACGGTACCGCCGCGGCCGGGCTCCTGGATCTCCGACGCCTATCGCCATCAATGGTGCATTCAGGCGGCCGTCGCCGGAATCATCAATGAGGACGATCGCGCCTGGATGCTGAAACATGAAGAACAGATGAGCCCGTCCGCCCGGGAGCGCTGGGAATTTGAGCGCGGATACCAAGCGGCGGAGGCGGGACAATTATAACGAGGGGGAATCCTATGCTGAGATACGTTTGCGAAAAAGGCTGTGGAATCTTTTATACCTATGCGGTCTTGTCGCGCTGCCCGAATTCATATTGCCAGGGGAATTTCCGGTTATTGGAAGAGCATGTGATCATCGTCCGGTCCTACGGTCAAACGTATATCGCCCGGGCGAACGGGAAAACGGCGTCCTGTACATCGGGGACAGAACTGGCCGCCGACAGGGTGGCGCGGAAGCTTTTCGGAGACCGTCCTTACCACCTAAAAATAGTCAACAAATACACATTCATCGCAACCGAGGGGAAATCATGAGTAATAGGAAAGAAGTGAATATTGAGGAAATCTGTAAACGGTTCAAAAAGGCACGGAAAGCGCTTGGCATGACCCAATTAGAATTATCAGCCATACTGAAAATTCATGTTCGAAATCTTCAGGTCTACGAAAATAAAGGAACTGTGGAGCCAGGTTGTGGAGTGATCGTAAATTTTATGAAGCTGGGCATTGATGCCACCTGGCTCCTTTCTGGTGAAGGAAAAATGTTGAGAACCGACATTCCGCCAGAACATAATCCCTTAGTAATCTTAAGGTTTCGGCAATTCTTGTCGGCAGTTATAGATGTATCTTCGGCGTACGATGTTTTATTTACATGCAAATAAATTCAACAAGTAGCGCACATCATAATTGGGGGGAATCATGAAACAGGAATTTATTACGACAGGAAACACAGGGATATTCGATGAGATTTGCGACGAGCTGACGTCGGGCACGTCCATGATCGGGCCGTCTCTGGCGATGGTCACCGGTCCCGCCGGACGCGGCAAAACCGAAGCGGCGCGTCATTATGCCGTGCATACCGAGGCGATTTATCTCCCGCCCATGAACATCCGGAGTCCGGCGATGGTGCTGCGCGAGATCAGTTTCGAGCTGGCGAAGGTGCGGCCCAACCGGTCGGACGCCTGCCTGGCCGTCATCGGCGAGGAGATGGCGAAGCACCGCCGGCTGATCATGATCGACGAGGCGGACCTGCTCGAGATGAAGGTTCTGGAGATGCTGCGCAACGTCAACGAGCGCTTCGCCTGCCCGATCCTGCTGATCGGCGAGGATGATCTGAAGGGGCGGATCGCCTCCCGCCGGCGCCTGGCCAGCCGGATCCGGCGCAAGATGGACTTCGGCCCCATCCACCAGCGAGACATCGCCTTCTTTTTCCAGAAGGCGATGGACGTCAAGACCGATCCGGAAGCGATCGGGCTCATTTTAAAGCACAGTGGGGGCGATTGGCGGCCGGTCCTGACCGTGGCTGCCGCCCTGGAACGGTCCATGAAAGCGTCGAGTCTCGACGAGATGACCCTGGAGATGGTGAAAGATGTCCTCAAAAACGCCTAAAACCGGCCTGGCCGTTCGCATGCGCGACTGGATGAAGGGGTGCAGCCGCCTCTTCAGCGCCGGTATGGTTTGCAGCAGTTTGGCAATACCGCGGGGGAAGGAACGGGACAAGGTTGGAAAAGCCATTCCTGATTTCATCAAAAGAGGTGAAATCTCCATCGTTGTAGACAAACGAATTCGGCGACAACCTGGAAAACGGTATCGGTACAACCATTACTGGAAGAAGACCATTCCCAAGCCGGTCGCGGACAAAATCTACAAGGCCATGTACGTCTCGGTCAGTTTTACGGCGCCGGAGATCCGGAGGCTGGTGGAGACCGGGGAGACGGGATACGTACTGCGGCTCATCAGGGAGCTGCTCAAATCGGGCATGATCCAGATCGTCGGCCGACGGCTCTGCGCCCACGGCGCCGGAGCGGAGCGGCAATATCATATTCCCAACCGGGATCGTTTCCGCCTGGAGGTGATGAAATGAGCAACCTTACAGTGAAGGGCATCCCGACGACCTTATCGTTTCTCGCCGTGACCATAAGGCAAAAAGAATCGAACACTCATACGAATTTTCTACTTACATCGAGTGGCGCGCCTTTTCCTGAAGAGAATTATAATCTCGCCAGGGAATGGATGGAGCAAGGATTATTAGATGATGAATGCACCGCCTTTATCAAGACGATTGATCGGTGATGAAATGAATACGCCGCAAACCATCCCGGGGACTGATCATCCCTTCAAAGTCTATGAACGCAAAGGTTCGCCGCCCCTGAAGACGGACGCCCAGGCACAGCAGCGCCGGGGCCTGCTGGCGAAGATCCACATCGCCAAGCAGCAGATGGGCCTGAACGCCGGAGAATACGAAATGATCCTGAAAAGTTTCAAAGTCTGCACGGCGGCCGACATGACGCTGAGGCAACTGGAAAACATGGTGAAGCTGCTCAAGCATTACGGATTCAAGCCGCGCAAAAACCGCAACTTCCGGGAAGAGCAATCGCCTGAGCAGTTGGCCGCCCTGTGCCGCCGCTGCGTGGATCCGGCAAACGGGATCCCGAACGGCGAAAAGCGCCTGGCCGGTCTCGCCCTGAAGATCTGCGGCGTCTCCACCCTTACCTGGTGCAAAGACGCGGGCAAGCTGGAACGGCTCCTGGCCGTGCTGGGAAAGATAAAGGAAACGGAACAATAGTCCCTCGCCGCCCGGCGCCGTGGCGGGAGTAACGGGCATCATTAATAAAGGAGTCGAAGCGATGTGGACATTTATAGGAACCATGAATTGCGGCGAGAGCATTTTCTGGTCGAAAGACAGTGGCCTGGCCGTGGAAAAGGACCATCTACGCCTGGTTGAGGCGACGCCGGAAGAAACGGCGGAGATCTACAAAAGAATGTCGCACCTGATACCAACAAAGGAGACGAAGCGATGAGAGAAAAGATCACGGAAATCGACACGCAGGAACACCGCAATCGGACGCTGGCCACGCTGACCAGCCATATCGGTCAAGCGAACGCCATCGGCATGGCGGCCCTCTACGAAGCCGTCTTTGACCGCCCCTGGGAGCACCGGATCAACGATACCCGTGCGCTTCGGATACTCATTACCATTTTCCGCGAGGAGGGCGTCCCGATCTGCTCCGTCGCCACGTCCAGCGGCGGCGGCTATTACCTGCCGGCAGCGGGGAGCGAGGTGGCCAATTACCTGCGCCGGGATGAGCGCCGGGCACTGAAGATTCTCGGGCGCAACTCGAAGATCAAAAAAATATCCCTGCCCAATTACCTGGGGCAGCTCTGCATCAACATGGAGGGCGGCGATGATGAAGCCGCGTAAATCATCAGATGTCAATCCGGCGAAGGCCGGAATCCAGGAGCAAGCCAATGGCTATCTGCGCGAAATTGCCATCCGCACCGCCGATATTGAGGCGCTGCACGCTGAATGTGAAGCGGCCATACAAGAGGCAAAGGCACGGTATGCGCTCAGAATTGACGCAAGAGATGTGCTGCTGAAATCGGCAGTTACTGCGCTCATGCAGACAATGAAGTTCAATAAAAAAATCCTTTTCGACGGTACGGACGTCGTCAACCTCCCCCACGGGAGTCTGATCCACAGCGTCGCCGACAAAGTCAGCATCCCACGTGACGCCCTGGCTAAATGCGAGGAGCTGGGCTTTGACGAGGTCGTGAAGATCGCGAAATCCCTGGACCGGGAAGCCGTCGAGCAATGGCCGGATGCGCGGCTCTTCCTGATCGGCGCCAAGCGGAAACCGAAAGAGGAGTTCAGCTACGATCTGAAAAAGGAGTGAGCACCATGACAAACGCAGAAAAAGCAGTACTGCATTTAATTAATCGCATTCGCAAGGATGGTCGACTGGCCTACATCATTTGTCCATTATCCGAAAGTTATGGATTACTGACGGAAGCCTATGCAGACATAAAGGGCATCGATGTGAACGATTTCCGGCGCGATTATGAGAAGACATTGGCACCTAAAGCGTGGCCGAAGGAGTAACGGGCATGGCCATCATTCTATTTATCCTCGGACTTTTTCTCGGCATGGTGATCGGCGCCTATTTTATGTCGCTGCTTGTCGCAGGAAAACGGTCATCGTAACAATATCAGGAGGCCGCGATGCATAAGATTTATCTGATGCTGAGGCAAGACCTGTGGCTGATCAATGTCGCCCTGTTCTATGCCCTTCCGTGGATCGCCGGTGTGATGGCGCTTGCCGTTGTAACTTTTCAACTATTCCTGCGTTGGCTGTGCGGGAAAAAAATTTACAGGCATGAGCTGATCAGGGAAATCGAGGAGGCCTATCGGTGCCGGGTATAACGCAAAAGGGACGTGAAAAGCAGAAAACGGCGCCGGCTGCGAACGTCTGGCTGCGGGTAACCACAACGGTCCGTGACGACAAGATAAAGGATACAGCTTTTGAAGCGTTCAACGATAAGCCCATAAATAAAGAGGGGTGGCGCCCTCAGCCCTACAAGGGTTGTGACTGCTGCGGGCTGATCGTCAGACTGATAAACCTTGAAATTAAATGAAGAAAAAAAGGAAAGCTTGGAGGGACGGCCATGACCGATTGCATTCTTTTAATGATCGCCTTCATCATAGCCGCTTGGCTTTTTTTGAGAGGAAAGGGAGTTTTATAAAGATGTTCAACTGCCCTTATTGCGGAAAGGATCTTGATTTTATGGAATTGTCACATGACAGCGATCTGTATGCCATCATCCAAATGCTGGGGACGTTTGGCAGGCACAGTAACGTAGTTGCCGCCTATACGCAGCTCTTCGGCCTGCGCCCGCTGAAATCCAAAACAAAAAAGTGGCGGGTTCTCCTGGAAGAGATGAAGGCGCTCTTTGATGCACAGGCATTCCACTACCAAAAAAAGAAATATGCGATCAGCCACGCGGGAATCGTCGAAGCCCTGAACGTCGTTGTCCACAGGTATTTTACCGACCCCCTGGAGAATCATAATTATTTGAAGAAGGTCATGATCGGGATCAGCGAAAAGGAAACCGCAGCGGCGGGAAAGCAGGACGAGCGGGATCTCCGGAAAAAAGAAAAGGGCCTAATGTCCGGCGAACGATACCCCATCCCGGGTGAGCAGGTTGAAGCATCGCCACTGAAATCCATGCCGGCGGGGAATCTCACCGAGGCGCAGATCGAAGAGAATCGCAAACGGCTGAAGGATATGATCAAGACGATCACTATGAACAACAAACTCAACAAGATCGGATAGACCTCCATCGCCCGGCTCCGAGGCGGCAATATCGGGCACCCCTACAAAGGATGAGCAAACCGAAATTAATTTGCGGCCAGTGCAGAGCGAAGAGTCTTTACCCGGATGAAGATTATATTAACGGGATTTGGTATGTCGCCTGCCGGATCTGCGGCAACCGGTGGCCCGGTGGACCGGCGCCGATCAGGGTGGACGAGGACGGAACTGTGCGGGATGCAATCGAAGCCGTTCCCCCGCAAACCATAAATGATCTCAAAAAGGAGGGAGAGGGAATGAACATGGGCGTACGAAAGCCTTGTGAGAATTGTAAAAGGGTTCTTTCTGTAGTGGAGAAGGGGCGCTGTTCTGTTTGTGCAAAAGCGGGCAGGGGCAAATCGGGTGATGAACTGATAGCCGCGCTGGCGACGATCAAAGGGAAAATCGAACGCGGTGAGATCAAAAGAAACAATCTTTCGGGAAGAACGCCAGGAAGGCCGCGGAAAAGCTCCGCCTCACCCTCAGCCCTTCCCAACATCGGTACGGAGATAGTAGGGAAGATTGGAGAAAGGCTGGAAAGGGGCGTGCTCCTGGAGGCGACCGAACAGCAGACCATCATCCCTGTCACGCTGCGCCTGACCGTCGAGATCGCCGTGCGGGTCAATGGGATCGTGTCATAATCATGAACGCCGTTAAAAGACGGATTACGTTATTTTTTCTCGCGGCCTTCCTGGGCGTCTATACGGCGGAGATGATCGTATTCCTGCCGGACTGGATCCGGGAGTTTCTGAATTTTTGGGTTTACTGGAAATGAGACTGCAAAAATATTTCTTGACAAATACACAACATATTGTATTGTAGCAGGCACTTAAACACCATCCATTGTGGTTCTTGAGAGAGAAGTGGTAGTCGCACCGGAGAGGGCCCGGCGAAAATAAGACCGGGACATGCCCAAAGCGTCCGAACCGCTCCTTCCTTTACGGAGGAGGGCAGCGGGTTGGGCGCTTTTTTTTTGGAGCCCGATACGGAGTGGAAGTAAAAGTCTACATCCTGAAACTCGGAAAGTTTATCGCCCTCCCTTTTATCCTCATTGCGGCGGTCGTCATGGTCTCCGTCCATGTCTTTTTGACTTTTTTATTTTCCATCATCACCATCTACCATTTACTTTGCGATATTTACAGCAACAAAGAGGTGACCAGTGTCCAGCCGTAAAATTGAAGACGGCGTTCCCGAACTCCAGGAAAAATATCACCTCTTTTCCGTGAAGATGGGCACCGCCGGTATTCCCTTCATGCTTACCCGGGTCGCCTGCTTCGTCAATGAACAGGTCGCCCTCTATAGCCAGGGAAGGCAACCGCTCGACGTAGTCAATTTCCTGCGGCGAACTGCCGGGTTGTCGCCGATTCCGTTCACGGAAAACTGCCACAATGTCACCTGGACGCTCGCCTCCAAACACATCATCGACCTGGACGACGGCAATCCCGACAATGATAAAGCCCGCGCCTTCGATATCGCCATCCTGAAATATGGCATGCCGGTGTGGGATCTCAAGGTCAACGTGAACAAAAACGACATCCCCGACTATAACGAGGCCGGACAGATCGGGGAGTCCGTAGGATTGAAATGGGGAGGTCGGTTTCCGAAGCCCGACCGGCCGCATTTTCAAATATGAATATCTTGCGTGCGCCCCCGGCCGTACCGAACTGAGACGCCGGTCGGGGGCCTCTTTTAAACGGGAGACGGCAAGGCCATTATCAACGTAGGTTACAGGTGGTGAGTGGACGTTTTCGACCGGGCCCAGGAGAACGATCAGCTTTTCCGCGAATTGGCGCTCAGGGAGCATTTCGCGGGCAGGTCCAAGGGTCAAGAGGAAAGGGTGATGGATTGCATCGATTGCGGTGATGAGATCGCGCCGGCGCGCCTGAAGGCGCTGCCCAACGCTGTCCGGTGCCTGGATTGTCAGGAAATAAAGGAGCGGAAGGAGCGTCATGGCGAATGAACACTGGCAGATATTTTTAGCGCTCGCCGGATTGGTGGCGGCCTGGAGCATCGTTATCATCGCGTCGTTGCGAATCATGTTTACCCGGTCGTTGCAGGGCCTCGAAGAAAAGGTGGAGACCTTCGGAGAGACGCAAAAAGCCTGTGCAAAATTGGAGCGTGAGCTCCTGGACTTAAAAGCGGATATGCCGCTCACCTATGTGCGGCGGGAGGATTTTATCAGGTTCGACGTCGTCATTAACAACAAACTGGATAAACTCCGCGATCTGGTTGTGGAGGCACTGCGGGAGAAAAAATCATGAATATCGACATGGAACGGGCCAGACGAGAGGAAATGCGCTGGCTGATATTGTCAGCCCTGAGAGCAGCTCAGCCGATCGGCACGTCCGAGGTAATCGTCTGCAACGTGATTTCGTATATTGTCTTCGACGTTACGGAGATGGACGTCCGGCGCGAGCTGGACTACCTGGCGGAGCGCAGTTTAATAACCCTCGAAAAAAACAGGGCGGTCTGGTTTGCCAAAATCAATCATCGCGGGCTCGATATCGTGGAATATACCGTGGAATGCCATCCCGGAATCGCAAGACCGAGGAAGTGGTGACGAGATGCCGGCAAGATCGAAAATAAAATGTCTTCCGGAGGACATCCGGGCGGAGCTCAACAGGCGACTCCAAGCGTCGGCGTTCTCCGGTTATTCGGCCCTTGAGGTGTGGCTCCAGGAGCTGGGATTTGAGATATCGCGGTCGGCAATCCACAACTACGGCCAGGAGTTCGAGGAGAAAATTTTTGCCATCAAAGTGGCCACCGAACAGGCGAAGGCTGTAGTAGAGGCAGCCGGTGATGAAGAGGGCGCCATGAGCGAAGCACTTATCCGGCTTATCCAGAAGAAAGCATATGACGTGCTTATCAAAACGCAGGACGACGCGAACCTGCCGAAAATGGGGACCATGATCGCGCGGCTCTCCCACGCCGCTGTAAGCCAGAAAAAATGGATGGCCGAGGTGAAGGGCAAAGCAAAACAGGCCCTCCAGAATATCGAGGAAAAAACAAAAAGCGGCAAAAAGTCTCTGGATCCGGAGACGCTCCGGATCATCCGGGAGGAGATCTATGGCATCGTCTAAACCTAAGCCCGCCGTCCCATTAACCGAATACCAGCGAAACTGGGTGCTCGACAAGAGCCGGTTTAAGATCGGCGTCCTGACCCGCCAGGGTGGAAAATCATTCGAGGCCGCGCTGGAAGCCGTGGACGACGGCATGGCGCATAAAACCATGTGGGTAATCCTCTCCGTCGGCGAGCGGCAATCGAAGGAAGTCATCAATAAATGCGCCATGCATGCCCGTGCTTACGGGTTGGCAATCCAGGAGTTGGAGTCGGATTTCATTGTCGATAAAGACACGAAATACAAGCAGCTTGAGATCGTATTGCCCGACGGCACCCGCATCATCGGGTTGCCCGCAAATCCGGACACGGCCCGCGGCTGGTCCGCCAATATCATCCTGGACGAGTTTGCCTTGCATCGGGACAGCCGGGAGATCTGGAAGGCGCTTTTCCCGACGGTCACACGCGGCTACAAGATTCGCGTGATCTCGACCTTCAAGGGAAAGATCAACAAGTTCTACGAGCTGTTTTTCGGCGCGCCGACGCTGCAAAGCTACAACGGCAAAGATTACGAATTCAAAGGCGAGAAAGGCGGCTGGTCGAAGCATTTCGTTAATATTTATCAGGCCGTCGAGATGGGGCTGGAGCTCAAAGACGATAAGGGCAAACCCTGCGATCCCGAGGATCTCCGCCTGGCCCTGAACGATGACGACGCCTGGGCGGAAGAATACGAGTGCATCCCCTCCGACGAGGTCTCCGCTTTCCTGACCCATGAGCTGATTTCCTCCTGCGAGGATGTAAGGGCCGATGCGTCACCGGTCTGGGCGGACATGCTGATCAAAGCCGCGGAAACGAATTATATCGAATTCAAGCGCAGCAAGATCGAGCCGCCCCTGCCTCTGGATATCCTCTCCAACGTGGTGTTCCTGGGCGAGCTTTATGCCGGGATGGACATCGGCCGCAAACGGGATCTCTCCGTGATCTGGCTGGATCAGAAGATCCAAAACGTACTGCACCCGGTAGCGGTCATCGAACTGAAGCGGCAACCGTTCTTCGTGCAGAAACAGGTGCTGCATACGATTCTGGCCATCAAGGAAATGCGCCGCGCCTGCGTAGACGAGACGGGGATCGGCGCGCAATTATGCGAGGGCGCCCAGGATGTTTACGGATCCACCAAGGTGGAAGGCATTACCTTCACCCCCGAGAGCAAAGAGACCTTGGCCGTCGGATTGAAACACAACCTTGAAGACCGGGGAAGCGTTTTGCCGGCCAGCCATACGGTCCGCAATTCCCTCCACAGCGTCAAGAAATACGCCACGACGACGAAGCATTTCCGGTTCGACGCCGAGCGGACGGAAGCAACGGGCCACGCCGATCACTTCTGGGCAAAGGCACTGGTTGTCCAGGCGGCATCATCGAATGTTACGGCCTATTCCACGGGCAAAGATCCGGAGAAGCACGAGACGCCCACGGGCCGCGATTACAGGAGAAAGACCCCGGGCGGGTTTTTCGGACGATTCAGAAAGGCGGCATGATGAGTATACGGGAGACGATCGCAAAGATTATCGCGCCGGCATTGAAGGGAGACGCCGAGATCCGCACCCTCGTCGCCGAGGAGATCCGGCGGGCGAAGATGGATTTTCCGATCATGGCCAATATCGACCCGAAAAACGAAGGATACCGGAGATACGGCGACAGCATGCTGACCCGCAATCTTTTCCCCATGCAGCAGTCCCGGATGTTCGAGATCGCCTATTATATGTTCGACGCCTCCGCCATGTTCCGCAGGTTGGGGATCCTCGATCGCAGCTTCCTGTTTTCGGGCCGCATCAAGGTGACCTCTGAGGATGCGGACGTCCAGGACATCATCACCAAATTCTGGAACGATCCGGAAAACAAAATGGATTTGAACTATCCGGAAAGCGCCATGTGGCTCTCTTTCCTGGGCGAACAGTGCTGGCCGGTTACGGTCAATCCCTATAACGGCCAGGTGCGGCTGGGCTACATGGACCCGTCGCTGATCAAGGATATCTACGTCAATCCCATGAACGTGAAGCAGATCATGCAGGTCGAAACGATGGGACTGACCGGGCGCATGGGCGACCGGTATGCCGTCATACGCAAGGATTACAATTTCAATTCCAAGACCTATGACCGCCTGGTGGGAGACTGCTTTTTCTTTTCCATCAATCATCCTCCAAATTCGCCGCGGGGCCGCAGCGATTATCTGACGCTCTTTGACTGGATCGATGCCGTCGAGAGGTACGGGTATAACTGCCTCGATCGCTCCGAATACATCATGAATTTCATCTGGGATGTCACGCTGAAAGGGATGACGCAGGAGCAGATCGACGAATGGCAGCGGAAGAATCCCCCGCCGGAGGCCAACTCCGTCCGCGCCCATAATGAGAACGTGACATGGGAGGCGGTGGCTCCGGACCTGAAGAACGTGGACAATAAGGCTGGGTTCGATCTGGGCAAGTCCTTCGTGATGGGCGCCGCGGGCCGGCCCGCTTCCTGGTTCGGCGAAGGAGGAAAGGCCTACCAGACGGAAGCCGATCAATTCGGGCAGGTTCCGATCGCCGATATGGAGCAGCGCCAGGATTTACACCGGTTTAATATCGAATACGTGATCCAGTTTGTCCTCGACCAGGCCGTCATCGCCGGCCGCCTGTCGGCGGAAAAGGCGGCGGCGGGCTTCACCGTGTCCATGCCGGAAGTGTCGAAAAAGGATGTCTCCAAAATGGTCAACGGCCTTCCGCAACTGGCTGCGGCCCTTGTTCTGGCGGTGACCAATAAACTCCAGACACGGGAAACGGCCACCCGGATCTATTCCTGGATATGCGGCTATCTCGGTTATGAGGTGGACGCCCAGGCGGAAATCGACAAAGTCCTCGAGGAGGAGAAAAGCGAACCGACTCCGGACAATACAAATTACGACCAGTTGTTGACAGACGCGGAGACCGCATTGAAAGAGGCGACTGCTGCCGGGAAACCGGCCGTTATTGAGGATACTAAGAAGGTTGCAGCGAATGGATAAGGCGAAAGAATTCGACAAAAAAGTCAAATCCCTGATCCAGGCCGCGCAGAAAGCGGAGGATACGGCGGTCGTCGATACCATCCGCCTGCTGGCCCAGGCCCGGACGGACGTCGCCGCCTCGGTCGCTGCGACGGATTGGCAGGCCTATCATCTGCCGCAGTTGCAGGCGGCCATCGATCGCGCCCTGCAGGCATTTGCCTGGCAATACGGCATGCAGATCAACGCCGCCCAGGGGCAATTCTGGAGCGACGGCGTGAACAAGGTGGATATTCCGCTGCGGGAGGTCGGGATCACGGCTTTGATCCCCGCCATCGATACGGCTCTGCTGGTGTCTTTTCAAGACTACTCCCGACACCTGGTCAAGAGTCTGGGGCAGGAGGCGGCGGCCAAAATCTACAATGAAATGGCCCTGGGCATGATCGGGAAGAAAACGCCCTTTGAGGTCATGGAGGCGGTCGGGAAGAATCTCAAGGATCCTTCCGTTTTCAAAAGCATTGCCGTCCGTGCGGAGACCATTACCCGGCAGGAATGCGGCAGGGCGTTGGAGGCGGCGTCGCAGGCGCGTCTGGAAAAAGCGGCGGAGGTTGTGCCGGGGATGAAAAAGCAATGGCTTTACGGCGCGGCCCACCGGATTCAGCCGAGAGTCACCCACATGATCGCAGACGGCCAGATCCGCGATGCCGATCAGCCCTTCAATGTCGGCGGCGAGGCGCTGATGTATCCCCGCGGCGGGAGCGATCCCAGAAACAACATCAACTGTCAATGTTATTCGGCGCCCTATATGGCCGAGTGGAATCAATAATAACCCTAACGAGAGAAAGGAGAAATCAAAATGGCAAAGAAGAAAACGGAAAATGAAATCGGCGACAAGATTCTCGCCGCGGCGTTGAAAGCCTACGGGATTGACGAAAAGTTTGTCCTGGACAGCGCCTTCAACGAAGAGACCGGAGAGGTCGTGATCGTCACGAACGGCGGCAGTAAGGTCCGCTTCAAAGAGGGTGACAAACCCGCGCCGCTGGGTGATATCGCCATTACGGGGATCAACCCGGCAGCGGCAAAGCGCAAGGTGATCGCCGGAAAGGCGAAGGAATAACGGGAGGCAACCATGAAAAAAACGCTCTGGGACAAAATCATGTCCGTCCGGCCGGAACTTCTGACCGGTAAGGAATTCGAGACCATAACAGACGACGAGGTCAAGAACCTGGTGGTCCGAATGGCTACGGAAGAAGCAGCGCCGGAAGTGACGGACGGGGATCTGAGCCTGATTATGCGCCTCGGCCAGGCCAAAAATCCCGAGGGCAGCGCCTGGGACGTCACGATCTGCGAGCCGGGATTCACCCTGAATAATTCCTATATCCCCGACGAGTTGCTCCGCCAGTCGGCGCCCCTGTTCGAGGGCGTGGATGTCAATATGTATGAGCTGCCGGAAGGCGCTTCCCATATTCCGGAGCCGCTCTTCGACCTTAAATCGCTGCTGATCCGCAACAAGGTCGGCTGGATCGACAACGTCCGGTATGCAGCCGGGAAAGGTCTCCAGGGCGTGCTGCACTTTCTGGACAGCGCAAAATCGCTGGGGCGCAACCTCATGGACGCCATGTCCCAGGGTGCGGAAGTTTACGGTTTGTCATGGGATTGCCTGATCCGCGGCACGAAAGCCGTCATTGAGGGCAGATCGACTTTGCGGATTGATGCGTTCAAGGAGGTCAATTCCGTCGATATCGTAACGAGACCCGCCGCCGGCGGGAAATTCAACCGGGCTGTGGCAGGCATGCCGGCCCATCACAAGGAGGATAACATGAAGGAAAAGCTTTTGAAGATGATTCAAGAAAAGCGGCCGGCCCTCCTGACCGGGAAGGATCTGACAACGATTTCCGAGCAGGAGATTGAGACCCTGGCCAGGATGGCAATGGAGCCGGAAAAGCCCGCCGATCTGACGGGACTGGCCTCGAAAGACGATCTGGCCATTTTCCGCTGCGAAATGGCGCTCAAGGACGGCCTGGTCAAAAGCGACCTGCCGGAGCTGGCGAAAGAGCGGATCAAAAAGACATTCGAGGGCCGGGTATTCCAGGCGGCGGATCTGGACAAGGTCATCGCCGACGAGAAAGATTATCTGGCGAAGATCAACCCGCAGCCCAACCCCGGAGAGGGCGTCCCCGCGGGCATCCATTTCCAGGTCGGCCTGGGTAGCCTTGACCGGGCCTGTATGGCCGTCGACCGCCTCTTCAATATCAAAAAGGATCAGGCGATCGCCCTGGCGGGCATGGAGCGCCTCGATCACCAACCCGTCTTCGCAGACATGCGGAACGTGCAGGATTACAGCGATTTCGACAAGGTCCCGGCTTTCACCAGCCTCCGTGAGATGTACAGTTACTTCACGGGCGATCACGAGGTCAGCGGACGGTTCAACCGGAAGAACCTGCCGGCGGAGCTCCGCAGCTCGATGGACATCAACAGCGGGACATTCTCCTACGTCCTGGGGAATACGCTGGCCCGGCGTCTCGTCTCCCTGTACGGCGAATACCGGTTCCAGGAGGAGCTGCTCATTTCCGTCCGGAAGCCCGTCAAAGACTTCCGCCAGCAGGAAGCCGTCCTGGTCGGAGGGTTTTCCGACCTGGCTCCGGTCGATCCGGAAGCGGCGGATTATCAGGAAATCGGCGGGGTGACCGACGAAGAGTCCACCTATTCACTCGGACAGAGGGGGAATATCCTGACGATCACCCGCAAGACGATCATCAATGACGATATCTCCATCATCCAGCGTCTCGTCAACGGACTGTCCAGGTCGGCGCGGCGCACCCATGCCAAGTACGTCTGGAGCTTCTACATGGATAACGCCAACTGTTCGGATGGGACGGCGTGGTTTACGGCGGGGCACGGGAATCTCGGTTCCACGGCGCTTGGTTTCGCCACCGCCCTGATTGCCTATATCGCCCTGGGCAAAATGACGGAAAAAGACAGTGGCGAGCGCGTGGGGCTTCTGGCCGATCCGTCGGTGAAGCCGAACCTGGTGGGCCCCATCGATCTGATGCCCACCATCATGGGCATCGCCAACGACGAGTTTTATTTTACCGCCAACGATCTGACCACGAAGATCCGAAATGCGCTGGCGGGAAAGGTCAACCCGGTCATCAATCCCCTTTTCACGGATGCCAACGATTGGGGCCTGATTCTGCCGCCCACCATCGCGGATATCGTGGAGATGGGATACCTGAACGGCCGCCAGGAGCCGGAGCTTTTCCTGGCCGACTCTCCGCAGTCGGAGCAGGTGTTCATCGCCGACAAGACCCGGTACAAGATCCGCCACGAGTATGCAGGCGCGGAGATCGATTACCGGCCCGGGTACAAAGCGGTCGTTGTGTAAATAATAAACGGACAAACAGCGGGGCCGGGCGGCATGATGACCGTGACCCGGCCCCACCCCAGGGATAAAACGATAAGACGATTCAAGGAGGAAAGACCTATGAAAAGAACAAGAAATATCGGGATCATGATGACGCTGATTCTGATGATGATCATGTTTTTCGTCACATCCGCTTTCGGAGCGGCGGCATGGAAAGCGAAAACCACGCGCTTCGCGGCAACGGCCGGGGAACTTTTGGCCACAGGCAATGTTGTCTGCATCAGCCCTTCAGACGGCAAGGCATATAAAGTGGATATGACCTCTTCGACCCTTCGTCCCGCCGTCGGCGCTATCGGCAAGGGCGGTGCGGCAGCGGCCACGGTAGAGATCGTCGTTGAGGGGATTATCACCGGTATGACGCCGGCATCCCCTGGTTCACGACTCTATGCTTCCGGCGGCGGTTTTACAACGACGGCGCCGACCTATCCTCAGATCATGGGATGGGTCATGCCGGGTGCGGCAAACGCAGCGACCTCGACGACTTATTACGTGAAAACATTTCCGGCTGCCAGCCCAGGGGCGGGCTATTAAAGCAGACTAAAACGTGAAGGCAAGATGACAAGAGTTTCTGAATGGATATTACTGGCGGCGATCCCCGGGTTGATGTTCTGTATCATGCCCATCCCGGGGTTCGAGTTCCGCCTGTCCTGGCAGCTCGCGGCCATCTGGCTGGGAGGGCTGGCGTTTGCCTCCCTCCTGGCCAGCCCCTGGCATGCCGCTTTCTGGCTGGTCTGCCTGGTTGTGCAAACCCGATACCTGCCGCCGGCCTATGACGCCTACATGGGACTGGTGATGATCGCTATTTTCCTGGCTGCTGCAGAGGGATTCAGCCGGATCGAGAAACGCCGTATCCTGGTTGTGATACGTCTGGCGGCGCTCGCGCTGATCTGCTGGATCTGCCTGCAGGAAACAGGAATCGCAAAGACCTGGTTTGCTCCACAGAACGCGGGGCCATTCAATCCCGATACAGGGGGAATCTTCCTGGCCATATGCCTGCCGGCGTTTCTGTCCGGCTGGTGGCTGCTCATGGTCCCGGTGATCCTCTGGGGGATTGTGGTGGCAAAGACGACGACGGGCATGCTCGCCGCCCTGGCCGCGGTGCTGGTCTATCTCTTCATGGCCGTAAAAAACCGCCGGGTTTTCATGGCGTCCTGCGGCGCTGCCGGGTTTGCCGCGGCGGCCTGGTTCTGGAAGGTCAAAGCCTTGGGCGCCCTAATGGACAACGTCCGCTGGGTTGCCTGGAAACATGCCCTCTGGTCGCTCCGGTCGGAGGCGTTCGGCCGCGGCATCGAGAGCTGGCCGACCGTCTTCCCGCTCCTGGCCTCCGGGGATCCGGCTGCCGGAAAGGTGGTCGATATCGGCGGGATGTTGATCGGCGAAAACATTTTCATGCACGCCCACAACGAATATGTCCGGGTCCTGTTTGAAATCGGCCTGCCCGGCATCATTCTGATTGCGGCATTTTTAATTTCTGTCGCCGTTTGCGTTTGGCGAAACTCGGTTTCCCCGGAGGTTGCCGCCGGCGTTTCCGCCCTGGCGGTGGGGTGTTTTGGATTTGATAACCTGCATATCGCGCCGACGGCGCTGCTGGGAGTCGCCTGGCTGGGGATGTGGACCCGGGAAACTGCCGGGCAAAACGAAGGGAGGGCAAAATGAAGCGTTTAAAAGGCATTTTTGGATTATTCGGCCACAGAGGCGTCCCAGGGCGGGATCGCGCCGCACGATTGATTCTGTGTTGTTTCCTGGCCGTTATTTTCATCATAGCGATCGTACCGGGCGCCGGACGGGCCCAGGACCACAAAACCAGGGTTGTCGGCTTCCTTTCGAGCGGAATCTATACCGCCGCCACGGGTTATTCCACGGCCTTCGATGTCTCCGCTTATGCCGAAGGGCAGATCTTCGTCAATGTAACCGTCGAAGAGAGCACCTCGACGCTGGACGTGACGGTCCAGGTCTCTCCGGACAATATCAACTGGTACACCCATACGGCGGTCACCCAGATCACGGCTACCGGTCAATACCGGCAGGCCATCACGAATTTCGGGAATTACCTGAGAATCAAATATGTGGTCGGCGGGACGTCGTACACGTTTTCGATAACCGGCGTTTTTAAAAATTGAGGCCGCGGAGAAAGAGAAGCGCCTCAAACGAAAGGCCAAGAGGAAAAAGAAATGAGCTGGCAAATCACCATAGCGGATGATGCGGATACGACCGGGGAAGCTACGATCACGGGGGTATGGACGGATAAGGCCGGAGAGCACACTTTCTCGATGCGGGCAAGGTCCGACGCCAAAGGACAGGATGTCTTTATCCAGGCGGCCATGAAAGCGCGGGATGAATGGCAGGTTAAAAAAACGGCCGAGTTGGATTTCATCGACACCTGTCTGGCGAAACTAAACGCCACGGACGAGAAGGCGGCGACCGAAATAAAGGCGGGAGGTTAGCATGGCAGCCATCGACACCATTGAAGTCCTCGACAATCTACAGTTTGAGCATCTCAACACGGCGGACATCTACACCGTCCATGCCGATGGCGTTGCCGGCGAGTCGGTAAAAACGCAGGCGGTGACGCTACCCCCGGATGCCTCCGGCGCAAGGGTTATCATTAATAACAATTACGGTGCGACCGGCTCACAGATACACGCAAGGGTAAAACTCACGGCCCTGACTGTGGCGGGCAACCCTCCGACAAAAACGCAGAACGTCCAGCCTCTGGAATGGACGCCGGTGGCTTTGGGCTCTTACGTGGAAAGTGCCGAGATCGACCTTACCGCCGTACTCGCAGCGACCCTGCATATTGATGTTGCGATCACGGGAAACACGGCGCATCTGGGCACGGAAGTCATCGTTCAGATCCGGAAAGAAGCGACCGTGGAGGAGTGGACGGAATGGCGAAGGTTCGTGCTTGCCTCGACTTTGACGGCATTCAAAACGGATGTTTTGAGTACGGCGGCGGCTGGACAGAAAGTCATCCCGGTTAACAATCCGACGGCGGGAAACCTCAACCACGTTTGCAAAAGCATCTTCATTTTGGATGCAACAGTCGCAAATTGTGAAATCGCCTTCCAGACGGCCTGTGGAGCAGACGCATGATTGAAGTTTTTAATCCTTTTACTGTTTATTCCGGGAGAGTCTTGCTGGCTGCGGCGAAAGTCTCCGCGGCGAACGGCGTGGCTTTTGTTGATTTCGGCGTGCCCAATGTTCTGACCAACCAGATAGGAAAGTTGCTCTGCATTAAAGACAATACGGGCAAGATGCTTCAGGGATGGATTGCGAAAGCGGGAACAGGGGAAACGCTTGCCACTACCGGCGGTCCGCTAAACGATGGAGAATTGTTTGCCAATCCGAACATGACGACAGATGAACCTCCCGGAACAGCATGGACAAGATTCGGTCTTTGGACCATTACCGGCGGGGTTGCGGTCGCTGTTAATAACAACATGGAGTATCTAAGACAGGCTTATTTCGGAGCGTTTGGCTGGTTACTGAAGTGGGGCATGGATTTAGTGTCGCATGTTTCTGGAACTGGGGTAAGAATCGTAATGGATAATTATGTTGTTTCGGGTGGTTACGTAATTACTCCAGGGACTTATTCTGGTTATAAAATGATTGTTTCTGCCTCCGCTAGCTATTCCGGATGTTATGGTACTACGAACTGGAACGGTACGGTTGATAATTTTACGGCAAAACAAGTCCTCGCTCCCTCCGCCACCGGCGTCACCATCGTCTCACAAAGAGACGGGAATATATTCAATTGGGCGTATCAACAGCCTGGGTTTTCCTACATCAGCGAATTTTATACCTATGAAATAGTCGACGAGACGGCTTTCCCGGTGTGGATGATGGGGAGCAATCTTGTCCCTATATTTATGAACCATTACAGGAGGCTTGCCGCATGAGCCAATGGCTGAAACAGGGAACGGTGCGTGTCATCACCTTCGGACCTTTCCTTTCCAAAGGGGACGGCGTCACCTTGCAGACCGGCGCGGGGATCATCACCTCAATCGACCACGCAACAACGGGCATCCTCCTGAGCAAGAACGGCGGTGCGGCGACGATCAGGGAACAAGGAGCAAATTTTGTTGCATCCACCTATGACGCGCATGGCTTTTTTAAGGTCTCGTTAAGTGCGGTAGACACTAACACGCTCGGCACACTCATGGTCATGCACTCGGAACCGACAACGTACCTCTCCGTTTGGCGGGTGTTTCTGGTGGTGCCCGCTCAGGTTTGGGACTCCCTTTTCGGGGCGGACAAACTGGATGTTTCCGTTGTCGAGCAGGCGAATATTGATTTTGGGGCATTGCAGAAATTGAGCTTGAACGCGGCGACGCCGGCCAGCATCCAATCCTTCGGCACTCTCGTTTCCGATATGGCAGCGGCGGTATGGGGGGCGGCAATCAGGCTCCTGACCGCAGGGACGAATATCGTTCTCGCAAAGGGAACGGGGCTGACCGGACTGAATGATCTCTCGGCGGCGGATGTGAACGCTCAATGCGATACGGCAATCTCCGACGCAGCAATTCCGGCGGCAACGGCGGCACTTGTGCTCGTCACTCCGTCTCAGAAGATTGTCACGGACGCCAATGGAAAGGTGACTTACGCCAATACGGCTCCGCCTGACACGGCAGCGATCAAGACGGCGCTGGAAGCCGACGGATCAAAGCTCGATCATCTCTGGGAAATGACTGAAGACGACGGCGGCGTGCGCAGACTGACGGCGAACGCATTGGAAGAGGCCCCGACCGGCGGCGCGGCACCCACGGTTGTGGAAATCCGGCAGGAGATGGACACGAACAGCACGAGGCTGGCGGCCATCCTAACTGCGATCGGCGGAGTCGGAACCGGGCCGGTAGCGCACGAATATACGCTGACGGTGGACGGCTCGCCCTGCGCGGACGCCCTGGTCATCATGTCCACGGACAGTCTCCTGGCAAATCCGATTCATCAGGGGACCACCAACGCGCTCGGGAAAGTTACTTTCTACCCGAATCTACCGGCGGGGACAACGGTGTATTTATGGAGGTTCAAGACGGGAGATGATTTCATCAACCCGGATACGGAGGTAACTCACGCATGAGCGACTGGACCGGATCAGGAACGGGCACACCTGTCGCGCCTCCCGTGGCGCCCGTTGCCGTCGCTGTCCCGACGAGCACACGGCAGGATTACATCACGGCGATCGGGAACCTGGTCGGGGGCGAGTTGCCCCTGGGCGAGGCGGAGAAGATATTTTCCATCAACAAGGCCGTCAAGACCTATTCCGGCTATAAGCCCCGGATCGTGACCGAGGACGAAGCCGGCGACGGCGGCTTCGATTATGCCCTGACGCTCCTGGCGGACTGGATCGACGGGTTTTCCGCCATCAAAACGGTCGAGTATCCCGTGGACGATACGGTCTATGAAGCGCAGCTCCTGGATTCCGACGAGTGGACAATTTACGAAAAACCGGCCGGGAAATACCTGAGATTTCTTACGGAGAAACCCCTGGCCGCAGAATCCATGCGGATCGCCTATACGTCGCTGCAAACCTGTACCGACGCGGCCTGCACCATTCCGGCGATCGACGAGGAAGCCCTGCAGATGCTGGCCGCCTCTGTCTTTTGCGACATGCTGGCAACTTACTACGCCCAGACGCAGGACAGCACCATCCAGGCGGACAGCGTGGACCACAAGAGCAAAGCATCCGAATACGCGTCGAAGGCGAGAACATACCGCGCAAATTACTATAGCCATATCGGCGTGAAGGAAGGCGACGTTCTCCCCGCCGGCGCCACGAAAGCGCAGAAATCGACGGGGAGCTGGGGAACGGAAAAGGCGACCCACGGCCGGAGGACCCGATAATGGAACTCAAGATATCTTTCGACCTCAAACCCTTTGAACGCCTGGTTCAGAAATATCCGGAGGCGGCCCGTGCGGCGAAGATCTCCAGAATCACCGAGTCCCTGCTGCTGCTGGAAGCGGCGGTTAAAGCGTCCACACCGGTCGGTGCGGGCCCCGTCCACCTGCGGGATATGATCTTTCACAAGGTCAATATCGGCGTGCCGGTCTGGGGCATGGTCTCCACCCCGGCTAAATACGGGGAGGCGGTGGAACTGGGGACAAGACCCCACTTCCCGCCGGTGGCGCCGATTCAGTACTGGGTTGAAAAGCAGATGGGCTTGACCGGAAAAGAGGCGAAATCCGTCGCTTTCCTGATCGCCAGGGCGATCTCGAAGCGAGGTACGAAACCCCGGAGAATGTTCACCGATACCCTGGAAAAGAAACGGGCGCAAGTGCTCGGCATTCTGGGGCAGATCCCCGCTGATATTGTCAAGGCGGTGGGTACATGAATTTTCCCGCGATTCGCGAACAGATCAAAACGATCCTCTCCGGCGTGCCGGGCATCGGCGTCGTTTTCGATTATAACCGCCTGGCGGTTGACTACGGGAAAATGCTGGCGCTGTTCAAGGATACCGACGGGCGGATCAATACCGTCATGTTCGCGCGGGAAAAGACGGCCAAGCGGATCACGACGATCGGCGGGGCTCCGCAGGAGAAGGCGCATGTCATCCTGTTCCGGGCGATCATGGGTCTGAGGGACGATCAGGCGACGGGGATCCTCTTCGACGATCTGCTCACGGCCATCGAGGAGAAGTTCGAGGAACATATCGACTTGAATGGGTCGTGCCTGACCACCATCCCGGACTGGGGACCGATGGCCGGCCTGGCGGGAGTGCAGATCGACCTGAGCGAGGAACGGATGTTCGGAAACGTCCTGTGCCACTATGCGGAGCTGCGCCTCTGCGCGCTCGAATATGAATCGTAATGGATAAAAGTGAAAGGAAAACCAAAATGTACGGATTGAAGAGAAAAGGAGGTAACATATCATGAGGAATTATCTGGCCGATTACGACCTGGTGGCCGTCTCGGCAAATGCAAAGGAAACGGCACTCAACACGGAGCAGACACTGGACACATCGCTGCTCGTGTCCAAGAGCAACCTCCCCGCCCTGGAGCCCCGCCGGGAGGACAATAAAGATGAACTGACGGGCAAGGAAGAGGCTGATACCGTTTACGACCTGGGGGCGCTGGCTTCCATGTCGATGGATTTCGAGAAGGCGCAGGCGCAGCACTTCGGATTCGGCCTTGCCTACGCCCTGGGCGACCGGGATGCCGATGCCTGGGGAACCGGCTATAAGCACGCCTTCACGCCCACGGCGGATATGTTCCTGCCCTCATTTACCCTGGGCGCGAGGATGGGACAGACCATCATGAAACGCCTCTTCGCCTCCATGCACGTGGACCAGCTCACGGCGACATTTGCCAAGGACGCCTGGGCAAAACTCGTCCTGGCGCTGAAGGGGACGGGAAAATACACCGACAATATGGAAACCGAATTGAAGACCGCGGCTTTCAACGCCGCATCGCTGACGCTGGCCGCCAACGGCGTTGAGGGCGGCGACGCCGATATCCGGCTGGACAACGTCCACCAAGTCCGTGTCCTCGTTCCGAGTACCGGCGAATATAAGGACGTCGCGGTGACTGCGGTTTCCGGGGCGACGCCTGCCATACTCACGATCACTCCGCCCACCACGGCGGTCGCCATCGCGGGTCTCTCCAAAGCCCTGGTCTGCGTCGTGTCCTGGATAGGGCACGGCCTGGCGGACGACGACGAGGTGACCATCGCCGGAATCACGCAGGCGGAATGGTCGGCGCTGAATGCGACACATGTCATCACCAAAATCGGCGACGATACGTTTTCCATCCCCATCGACACCTCGGCGTACACGGATGCCTATGCTCCGTCAACGGATCCCGGAACCATCATAAACGCTTCCGATGCGGTATTCGAGATCCTCTACGTCCCGACCGAGGCGGCCTGGTGTACGTTTCCCGCGCGGGTTTCCGAACCGCCGTTGCGGGTGACCGACCTGGTCCTGAACCTGGGCGGAAAGTGGGACGGGACCTCGTTTCTCGGTGGGCATGCCATGTCCAACGAGATCGAATCGGTCGAGTATGCGATCAATAACAACCTAAGCGTGGAGTTCCGGGTGGGCGGCACGGGCAGCTATGCGAACTATGCGCTTCGCAACGGCCGGGTGCAGACGCTGAAACTGAACCGCCAGGCGCGGGATTTCATCCTCCAGCAGCGGATCAAGGATAACGAGTATTTCGGGGTTCGCCTGACGGCGACGGGTGCGGAATTCGAGACCGGGAAGAATTACTACCTGGATATCGTCTTTCCGCGCTGCAACGTCCTGACCGCCCCGATTACCGTATCGGGGAAGGTGCTGGCCGAGGCGGGGGACCTGGTTGTCCTCCAGGACGACACCTATGGGTCCGTCATCGTGGAAGTGGGAAATAAAGTCACCGCCTACGCGGCATAAGAGCGGCTACGCGGCGGGGACGGGCCCCCGCAGGAAAACAAAGGAGATTTATGGAAGAACAGAGATATGAAATCGGCGGGGACATTTATATCCAGCGGCCGTTGACACTGGCGCAGATCAAGGAGCTGATCGCCCTGCTGAAAGACTTTAATATACCGCTGAGTTCCGGGCCCGTTGGAATCATCGACGCCTTGGGGGAAAAAGTGCCCGTTGCCCTCGCCCTCATCCTGGAGGAGCAGCCTCATTTTTTTCCCCGGCTGACGGCTTTCATTCGGAAATGGTCGGGTAAAAATACTTTGACCGCCCGCGCCGGCAAGCTGGAAGGTTCCATCACGCTGGACCAGACGCTGGAGGTCATCGACCATTTTTTCGCACTGAACCCGATTGCTTCGCTCTTGAAGCGGTTCGAGAGCATGACGGCGCAGATCGGGGTCGCGATGACGATGAAGTAGATTATATCACCCATCTCTGCGTCCTCCTCGCGGGCGGAGATATCACCCGGCGCGACGCCATCCTCCGGGGCTATACCCGGAAGGAATGCGAGCCGTACCTGAAATACCGGATGCGGGAAGTCCTGTACCGGGAGGCGATCCTTGCCCTGCTGGGCGTGGGGTCGGAAGACGCCGGCGGCGGCGGGAAATGCACCGCAAAAGAGACAGCGCATTGCAAAGCCCAGTTCGGCGAATATTTCGAATGGGCCTGCGCACACTGTGAAAAAAAGCTGAAAGCGATAAAGCATGCCTGACAATAAAATCCAGCTCATCATCGAGGCGTACGACAAAACGAAGGACGCTTTTTCTTCCCTGGAGAAGGCGATTCAAAACACGAAAACCTCCTCCCTGGGCGCCACGGCCGACATGAACAAGGGCTTAGACAGCCACGGCACCAAGCTTGAATGGTTGAAGCAGAGCTGGCTCGCCTTATCAGCCGTCGCCGTGGCGGTCTGGATGGCCATTCAGAAGGCGATGGAGTACGTCGATCTGGGCGCGAAGGCTCTTCAGGCGGAAAACGCCTTCAAAAAAACTGCTGACAGTCTGGACGTCAACGCCGACCAGATGCTGGACACCATGAAGAAGGCCTCCGCCGGAACCATTGATGAATCCCACCTGATGCAGAAGGCCTTGAAGGGGATGGCCCAGGATGTGGACCCCAACAAGATCCCGCAACTGTTCGAGGCCGCCCGGGTCGGCGCCGTCAAATCCGGCGAAGACATTATCAATGTAGCCGACGGGCTTATCGACTCCATTGCGAACCAGATGCCCCGCGGCCTGCGCCGTTTCGGCCTGGTCACCAAAGACGAATTCAACGCCTTCAACAAAGCCGTCGCCTCCGGCGCGGAAAATCTCAACCTCCTCGACCTGGTGCTGAACAATGCAAAAATACAGGCGGCCAAAATGGGCATTGAAACCAACAATGCCGCCATCGCCGTTCAGAGATTCAAGGCCGAAGTGGTGGCACTAAAAGAAGAGCTCGGGAAGGGCATTATTGTAGCGCTCGAAAAGCTATGGGATATTCTGAAAGTATCGGCTGCCGGTTGGCTTGCAATGGCCGCCGGAATGCGGGCCGTACAAGCGGCAAAACTGGAATTATCGAGCAATCAGGCAAAAAATCAATATGACCTTTTTGGCGCAACAGCGACGCCCGATGCACGCAATAAAATGTTCGCCGATTGGCAGAACAAGAAATATCTGGCGGATCAGGCCTGGAGCCAGCAGGAAGCATTAATGTCGCAGGCCAGAACGATGGGCAGGGCGGGATTGAAGGATCTGGGTATGCTGCCGTCAGGCATTCCGACGCCGACGATTGAAGGTCAAGCCGGAAGTCAGGCGGAGCTTGACGCCGAGGCTGCCAAGGCGAAAGCCGACAATGAGAAGCTCATGGCCGAATGGAAGAAAATGGGCATGAGCAAGTCTTTCATCGAGGCCCAGCGTGGTCTCCTGCAGGCCGACGTCCAGGGGATCAAGAGCGGCCTGGAGACGGCCAAGGAGGGCTATAAACTCCAGGATGCGATGGCCGAGGAGCATTACAAGGACGGCCTGGACGCGGAGAGCATATATATCGCTGAAAAGCAGCGACTTGAAAAGGCCGGTCTGACGGACACCCTGGACGCCCTGGAAAAGGAAAAAAAGGCCACGCAGATCCGCTATAGCGCCATGATCGGCGCTGTCTTGCCCAATGAGAGTAATGACGAGGAACGCAACAAGCTCGCCGCGGAGCGGAAGAAGGAAATGCTCCGGCTCGACGGCGAAATCGCCAAGGCCCGGATCGATCTCTCGATTGCCGAGAAGAAAAACGACATCGATGCCATCGAGCGCAGGCAAAAGATGGCCGACGTCACCCGCGAAGGGGAGCTGAGCCTTCTCCAGCAACTGGTGACATTGCGCACGCAGTTGAACATCCTCCAGGTCGAGCGTGGCGGCATGACGGAATCGGCGGCAACGGCGGCGGAACTCGCCGGCAACCGGTCGATCCTGGAGCTGCAGCGGCAGCAGACCGAAGAAAAGATCGTCGCCGGCGGCCTGACGGATGACGAAGATGCGAAACTGAAAAACCAATTGTCTCTGCTCGATGATCTGCTCGGCAGCGAGAAGTTTGCAACCGCCGAGAAGTTAAAACAGCAGCAATCCGACGAAAAGACCCTGGATACCGACCGGGAACGCCTGGTGAACACCTATAAGTTGCGGGAGGAGCTGGCGAAGTCCACGGGCGATTACCAGACGATGTACGACATGCAGAAGCGCTCGCTGGAAATCGAGCGCGCCCGCGCCCTGTTGAAAGTCGAAAAAACCTCCGGCTATACCCAGGAAGACATCGACGCCGTCAATAAATATTACGACAACCTGGCGAGCCGAATTGCCGCCATGAAGACGCCCCTCGGCTCCATTACCCTGGCGCTCAAGGACGTCGCCGCGGAGGCGAAAGACACCGGCCAAAAGCTGTATGACTCGTTCAAAAAGGCCTTCGACGGCCTGGCCGATACGCTTACCGACTTCGTCATGACGGGGAAGGACAGTTTTGCCGACCTGGCCAGATCCATCATCCGGGATCTGATCAAGATCCAAATCCAGGCGAGCATCACGGGTCCCTTGTCGGGCGGGTTGAGCAGCCTGCTCGGAAGTCTGCTCGGCGGGTCTCCGGCAGCCGGCGGCGGATCGAGCCAGACCACGATAGGGAGCAGTGGGTTTGCCAGTTATACACCTTTTACGGCGCAGGGATCGCATTCCGGAGGGATGGGGGACGAACCGTCGTTTTTCCGCATTGTCCCCAACCTGGATAGGCTGCCCAGGTATCACAAGGGCCTCGGCCCCGGCGAGAGGTTGAGCATCACGACCGACGATGAGATGACGCTGACCCCCGGACAGCAGAAACGGTTTTATGAACTGGCGCAAAAGGTTGCACCGGGCGGAGACAATATCAGCGTCAACGTTCCCGTTTCCGTCAGCGCGAGGGAGGGCGGGAAAAAATGGACGTCGGAATTCAAGAATGAACTGGAAGCCGCTGTTGTTTCCATCGTGAGAAAATACGCCAATGGCTAATATGGTCCTGGGAACCTATACCTTTGCCGCGAATCCGAACGCGATGACGCTCATCCAGAAGGAAAAGGACAATGCCTCGGTCCGGACCTATACCTCCGTCGCCTATTTCGACTGGGGGGCCTCCTACGCGGGCAAGAAGCTGGAATTGACGTGGGATAAAATGACCGCCGGCCAATACGATTCGTTGATGGCGCTATCCGACGCCTGCGAGCAGGTGGTTTTCGATCCCCAGGATGAAGAGGATCTGACCTTCAACGTCGAGATTTTGGAGTTGACGGGCGAATATCATGTGAACCTGGGCGTCGACGACAGGGCCTTGCGTAAAGATGTGAAAATGACGCTCCTGATCATGAGCGAGGTTGAATCGTGAGGGCGTTAAACGAATATCTTCAGGCGAACCAGGACGGCAACCGCCGGACGCCCCTGGTCGAATTGATGTCCATCGATCCGACCGATGCGATCCCGATGGCTGGATCGATATTGACGGCCGAGACGGTCAACGAAAATGCTCCCGCCGTTTTGATCCATTCCCTGGGGCGCATGGTCGGCTGCTACATCTATGGACCATACACCTATGAAACGCTTGCCCGCTACTCCCTGAAATTCTTCTACACGGATACGGGCAAAACTTCCGTTACCATCGTGGATCTGGGACTTAACGGACTTCCTGTCATCCAGGACGTATCCATCTGCGAGATGACGGACGGCAAAATCGCCGTCGTCTATCTGGAGAACGACGTTGCCAATCATCTTTACCGGATCAAATACCGGATCGTTTCCGTCCTGGGTGTGGAATCTTCTGCGGGGGAAATCGATTCCTGGTCGCATGATTTATATTCGAACGGCGTTTCCGTCCTTTATAACCCTGCGGCCAACAATTATCTGGTTGTCCGGGCGGGCATAGGAACCTCTCCCAACTACGAGATTTTCACGAAAACGTCGACCAATTTTGTAACCTGGGGGGCGCGGGGAGTCATCGCCACGGTGACAACGACCAAGAAGCTTTCTTCCCCGTCGCTCATGTACGACCCGGAAAGAGCGAAAATATGGTTGTGGTTCACGGCCCTGGATGACACGGGGTCCAACGGCGAGGAGCTGACCAATGTCTATTCTACCACCTCGGCCGACGGAACCACCTGGGGCGCACCTGCTGCGTTCACGGAGTACGATAGTTTCGACACGGTGGGTAATCACGGCCGGTCCGTCCTGAAATCGGCTACACAGATGTATGCGATGTTCAATGAGGAAAAGAAGTCATTGATCGTCAATTATCTTTCGGATGGGTGGGAACCGCCGCTTGTCACATCAGGTCCTGGGGAAACAGGAATTATCGGGAACGTCCACTTCGATGCGGCGACCCGGAAATTGTACGTTACATCGGTTGGAAACGTCGGCGTCTCCGTCATGAAAGTCGATGTCGATACCTGGTCCATAGATGAAGCCTGGTCGTCTCTCAATGCGGATTTTCATGCGATCTTTAATGCAAAGCGAACTTGTTTGTGGCCCTATAGCCAGAAAATGGCAAAGATCGGAAACGTCTCAAAGTACACCGCCATCGGGACCTATCAGATGATGCCGACAGCCTTTGTCCAAATCCTGGATGGCGACGAGGGCAGTATTTTCCGATCCTATGCGTTCGGGGCTCAACCCACTTACGGCATCACGCAAAATGTAACCTCATCGATTTCCTATCCCTATACTAATCTTTCCTTGCTGGGCATTCATATCGATTTGGTCAGCGATAAGGTCTGGTTTCTGTCGGGTGCCGGGTCGGATTCTCAAGGATATTTTGCCGTCGGATACATCCCGTTTAGCGAGACGGGCGAGAGTGAGAATTTTACTTATACGCAGTTGTTTACTAATGCAAGTTTTTCTCACTGGAATGCGAACAAAGACATTTACATGAAGGTGTATCCCGCCTCGGATATGATTTTGGTCTATGGATATAATCATGACGGGTACGGTCCCGGGACAGGGTTCGCCTGTATTTATTCACTATCGACCGGGGCTTTGATCAAGGAATACTCTGCGGCAGGTTATCCAAATTTCCCGGCACTCGGGTTGACCTGCGCGGAGATTGTCGGCAACAAACTGTATGGCGGATTTCCTTATTCGACAGCATATAGTCAGGGCAGCAATTATGGAATGATGGTTCTGGATCTGGCCACCGATGCCGTTTCCTTTCAGCGGCCGACTTTTGCGACGGTTAATGACTATGGATTCAACGACATCAAGGTGATGGACGATGGCCGGTTCTTGATTTCATCGAACATTTATGCACTCGTTATTTTCGACCCGGTAGCAAACACTTGGCTAAATTACAACAATGCCAATAACCCCGGGTGGACCACCCCTTTCTCGGATTGGTTTTATTTAGTGGAATATGACGAAACCAATGAGCTGGTATTTTCGGGACTGGGGGATCCGGCAGCCGCGGTCTATGGGGCTATCGCCGTATCGGTTTATGGAGGATTCAAACAGACTCAATATAAAATCGGCAATTACATCGACGGCGCCTGGTCCTGGGGCGAACGCGACAACATGGTGCTGGATAACAATATCTATGACCTGTTCGCTGCAATGGATGACGAGGCAGGTATCCTGTATGCTTTCGGGGTCGAGCAAATCACGGATGAAACATCGATCTGGTGGGACACGGAAGCGCCGGCGTTCGATTTCGGCCCGTTTTGGGTCAGGAACACGGACCTGGCGCTCAAATGGACTGTAGACGCCAACCCGGGGACGCTCGAATTCACCCTCTCACACGGTCATCTGTTTGACCCATTCAATTTAGCATCCCTGTATAAAAAGTATGCGGAAAAGGGCCGGAAGATATCCGTCCGCCTGGGTGAACTCGTCGACGGGACCCCGCGCTGGGAGAACCAGGGAACCTACGTCATCACGGAGCGGAGAATGTCCGGCTACCAGCGGGGGCAGGTGCCGACGATGGAAATCACGGCCGAGGATATGAGGACGCTATGGCAATTTCATGGCATTGTGGCCTCCGAGGCCTATGAAGACGACCCGACGGACATCATCGAGGATCTGCTGGAAGATTTTGATGAGGTTCTGGACGCCGGCGACTTTTCCTGGCCGGCCATCGACAATAAAACGATCCTGTATCATCAGTGGATGGATACCCCCCTGCTGGACGCCGTTTACCAGGTCCTCGACCGATACGGGTATTTCCTGAAGATCGATCGGGATAATAAAATATCGGCGGCCAAGATCGCGCTGGACAACGCCGTCAACCACATCTATCCGAGCAACATCCAATTGTTGAAGTTTACGCCGGACGACACCTTTTCCGATTTCACCAACCGGATCATCGTAGTGGGACAGGAACGCACCTATATAGAGGTGCTCTATCCGGAGGAACGGATTAATGCACTGAACGGAACTTGCGGCTGGTGGGGATATAAAAACGATTTTCCCATGTACTACTCGGACGACAAGTCGAGGAGAGCCCGTTTTCCCCGGCTGGTCGTCCTGGAGTCGGCGAGCAGTATCGCGTTTACAATGGCGGGAGGGGTGAGTGAGGCGCTGAGCTTCACCGATCCCAATGAACTGTATTGCGTGATCACGGTCATCGGGCCGGATCTGGTCCCGGCATTGGTCATCGCGATTATTGCTTGGGCATTATTTCATCTTGTTCCGGATCTGGTTATAGGTGTTGCCGAAGGTTTTATTTTCAATATTGTCGAAGGATTTACAATCCGAGTTGGTACATTTCTTCAGGCCGTTGCCCTGTTTGTCATCCTCAGTATCCTGGCCTCTGTCGGCAATTTCCAGTTTGAGATCTGGGCCTGCCCGATCGGATACGTCCGCAGATCCCTGCAAGCCACGGCGGACGATTACGATGGTCAGAATACGATCGGGAAGGTCGTCACCAAAAAGATTGAGGAGCCCCTTTGTTATACGGCGGCCGACTGCCAGATGGTCGCAAACCATGAGAGGGACGTCGCCCAGGCGCAGAGAAAGAGGATCAAATTTTCCAAGATCTCCCACCTGCAGGATGAAGAAGGGGACACGATTACGATCGTCCACCCCGCCTCCGGCCAGACGATGGATGTTTTTATCACCGACCTGACCCGGAAATACAATGTCCCCGAGGGCCCGGGGAATGAAGAGGCTTCCTGCATCGATGAAATTGAGGGGTGGTGTCTGACGTCATGAAACTGTATCGGAAACGCTTCCTGAAAACGGGGGTTAGCAAACAGATATCCCAGTCATCGGAAACGACGGATGCCATTTTGTGGAGCGTGGTGCCGGCGGACAAGGCTTGTCACGTGCGGATCCAGGGGAGCTCCAGAAGCATCGTCGCCTATTATCCTGAAAACTGGCAGAAAACGCCCAACTGGCTGAAACCCGGCAATGCCGTGAAGATCATGCATACCGGCGGGCTGCGTGGGCGGATCGAGGTTGTCGGTCACGGATTGATTGTCCCGACCGCCGTTGCGGGAGGCAATGCTCCGGATGCATCAACTCCTGTGGATTGCATCCTCACCGGATGCCAGCTCACCCCCGCCTTGAACGATCCGCAGATGGTCGTTCTGGTTAAGGTCGGTACCTTCCGTATTGGGGGCGTTGTGTATGTCCTGGATGCCATCCCGTGCGACTCCGACGTCTATGCCGCGTCGATGGGCGGGTTTATCGGGACGATTGCGGGCGCCTTTGCAGTGCCGGCGGCTCCTGCAGCACAATATTTCCGGTATGACGCCGTTGAAGTGGGAGCGGATGGCGTACTACACTATGTAGAAGGAACACCATTTCAAACCACCCCTGTGTATCCGACCCTGACAAGCGGCCACCTCCAGGTAGGATCCTATATCGTTGTCAATGCGGGGACGATTGTGATCAATGGTTCCAACATCGGCGGCCAATATTCAACACCCGTCGCCACGACGTTGTCGGTCAGCCTGGCCCCGGATCACCTCCATTTGAGCGACACCGAATCCATAATTACCGTAACAATTTTGGATCAGTATGGTGTGCCCATAAGTTCTGCGGCACCGTATGTCTTGGATGCAGAATTTCTAAATGATGACGATGGCACATTAACAGGAGACGGAGAGGCAGGAGCTACCGCAAATCGCACGGGTATCTTTGTAACCACTACTTTTACATATACCAAGGGTACCACTGATTATGTCCTTTTCCAATTTACATTGCATCAAAATATAGCAATTGCTGCCTTGGCCTCAATTATTTGTTATTCCAACTAAAAGGGGAAGAAAAATGGAGAACATCGCATTATTACTGGGACAGATCCTGGCGGAACTCAAGAAATCCCATGAGGAGATTCTGGCCGAACTCAAGGAATTAAATTCCAGGGTAGTTCAATCACAGACCACGGCAGAGGTTGTCATTAAATCACACCAAGACCAGATGAATAACGCCCTGGGCGCTTTGAAGGGGATGATTCCCCAGCATATGCTGGATGCGCTCAATAAGACGAAAGGGGGATCTTAATCATGGCAAATTTCTTCAATCTATTGACCACAGCGACCTTGTGGAAATACACCCACATGAACATCCCCTTTGAATCGTTGGACAAGGCGATCACCTATCTCAAAAACATCATCGTGAGTGCCGATGGGACGGTCACCTGGAGTACCGGGACGCTCACCTGGTCGGATACACTGCGGATTCATTTTAATACCGCAGCCGGGCTTGCCTGCTTGAACACGATCGCCGCCGGGAACATTGCCATTTCCGACGGCGAATTTGCCTATGTGGATTTATCCGAAACCAACAATGCGGCGCTGACCGTTTCCAAAGCCTCCGTCACGACAGGTTCAGTCTCGAATTTCCTGGCCTATAACCGGATCGTTTTGGGATATCGAAACGCCGCAAGTGACGAGTATTACCCGGTATATATGCCCTTAAAAAACGCGGCGTCAATAGGGGGGCATACCATCCAGGATGAAGGGGCCAGTAAGACGGCAAGAACATACATGGACTTCGTAGGGGCTGGAGTAACAGTCACAGACGACGCTGGGGCGGATAAAAGCGTAGTAACGATCCCAGGCGCGGGAGATGTGGGGAAAAAGTCCGTCGAATTAGTGATCTTTGACTTTGCCACTGATGTCGCTGTCGGTGAGGGAAAGTTCTATTTTATCGTGCCCGATGAAATGAATGGGATGAATCTTGTACGGGTAGCGGCAACGGTTATTACGGCGGGTACGACGAACACTACCACAGTCGCAATTCGCAATGTGACGGACTCTCAGGAAATGCTGAGTGCGAACATGGCCATTGAGACTGGCGAGACCAGCACCCGTAGCTCTGCCACCCCTGGGACGATCGACACGGCCCATGACGATGTGGCAACCGGGGACGTTCTTGCCATAGATGTTGATGCTGTTTCAACTACTGCCCCGAAGGGATTGATCATCGAAATGGTTTTCCAATTACCGTAAATATAGAATTAGAAAAGGAGAAAAGACATGGCAGCCCAAGATACGATAGAAGTTCTTGATAATTTACAATTTGAGCATTTGAACACAGCAGATATTTATACCGTTCATGCTGACAGTATGGCAGGGGAATCTGTAAAAACCCATGCCATCACTCTCCCACCCGATGTGTCTGGGGCAAGAGTAATCATCAATAACAATTACGGAGCGACGGGGTCGACCATCGTCGCGAGGCTTCGTCTTACAGCATTGACAGGCATAGATACTTTGGCAAAAACACAAAACACTCAGCCTCTTGAATGGACATCCGTAGCTCTGGCCACCTATGTTGAAAGTGCTGAAATCGACCTCACGGCAGTTTATGCGGCGACGCTTCATGTTGATATTGCTATCGTAGGCATCACGGCGCATTTGGGGACGGAGATCCTGGTGCAGATCCGCAAAGAGGCCACGGTCGATGAATGGACGGAATGGTGCAGACTCGTAAGTTGCGCGGGTTTGACGGCGTTCAAGACAGACGTGTTATCTACCGCCGCCGCCGGGCAGAAGGTGATTCCTATCAATAATCCAGTTGCCTCAAACTTGAATCATGTTTGTAAAAACATCTTCATATTGGATGCAACAATAGCAAACTGTGAAATAGCCTATCAGACAGCGAGTGGAGCAGATTAATGATAGTTTCTTCCTATCATCCAAAACCGCCAATAGGTTCCCGACTTAATTACGGACACCGTCTGGCGAAGGGACTCATCGGATGTTGGCTGTTCAATGAGATGTCCGGAGACAAGGTATTTGATTATTCCGGGCAAAGCAATCACGGCACCATCACAGGTGTAACGGCTCAGGGTTTAACAAGTGGATGGCAAGCGGACGCTCACGGAGGGGCGTTATGTTTTGACTATAGCAATGATTATGTGGCGCTTGCGTCTGCGATCGCGGCTGGTCCGGCAATGACATATATTGTCTGGTTACGAAGCACGGCTACGGGTGACCGCCCACTTTTGGGGGCAAGCGGATCAACAACTTATATAGGTTTCTTTTATGGTAACAGTGGGTCGATTTATTGTGGATATCCTGGTGGACAGGTAAATTGGCAATATTCCTCTACATTATCGTTGGCATTACGAATGTTTGCATTAACAAAAAGCGGTTCCACGCTTGAATTATATCATAATGGCGAGAGTCTGGGGCTTAAAACCTTGACCGGCCTGACTGATGTTGCCAGAATTGGGTTCGGTCAATCTACTCCTTTCAGTGGGCTCATCTTCTCCGTCCTGATCTATAACCGTGCCCTCACCGTCGGTGAAATTGCCTCTCTTTATGCAGCTCCATATTGCATGTTTGAATCACTGTTGTGGCCATTAGGGTCTGGGGCGGCGCCACCAACACCCCCGAGTGGTTTTACACCAAGGATTGCAATGATAATGTAGGCGACTCAAAGGAGCATAAAATGCCTATTTCCATGCTGAAATTCATTCAGATTACCAATTCGCGGATTGAAATTCATATCGCCGGAATGAAGGCAGTCCTATATTTTATCCCGTGTAAATGGATTAGGTTCAGGATTCAAAAGACCTGGTTTAATAAGGCGCGAAGGGTGCTTAAAATGCCTATTGTCGGTTTGATGATCCTCATGTTCGTAAATTGTCGATTTCTGACACCTGAACAGTTCGGGAGGTAAGGGATGAGAATTGATCCTGATAAATTTGCAGTAGACGAAAATCGGTCAAATCCTATGGTGGTGGCCTATAAATATGAAGACTGCCCCATTAATCAAATCTGCTTCTTTATGGTCGTTGGATCCGGCACAATTACTGATAAGTGCGAGCATTTTAAGGAAGCAGGGGAATATGCAGACTGTGAGAAAAGTACGGGGGTAGAGCCATGACCAGAATCCTGACGCCATTCAATACTCAGAATCTTGATAATGACCGATGGATAATGGTCATATCAATATTTGAGTTTGAGAGCAATGTCTTGAAAAAGTATGGGTATAAGTCCAGTAACAAGGAACACCCGGAAAGAATCAGGATTCTTATAGGTTTTACTCAGGACGGGGAGTCTGTGCCTATTGTTCGGGGGAGAAACAAGCGCGGGGGACTTGTTCACGACTATTTCTCATGTTTTGATAGTGACCCTGTCGTGACTAAATGGATTGCAGCTTTAGTTTATCTTGAGATTAACGCTTATTGTGATTCTATTGACACGATGAGGTTTTCCAAATCCTATCATCCGCACATCCCTACTTCGCTCATAGTACCCACTGTGAAGGCGAAAGATTTTGCGCGTCGATGGTCAAAGTTTGGGGTAGTGGCGGTGTGGCCAGGGTACTTCCATAAAAGAAGCATCTATGCGACCTGTAAGGAATTGGCTGGTATAGAAGGTGACCCCTACGTCACCATTGAAAAACTGGATGCCCTGATTGAAAAGACGGAGAAAGTGTCGTCCGACCTGAAAGAAACAAAAGAAGATGTAAAAGGCAAAATAAATTAAACAAGGAGGAGTTATGAAAAAACTATTACTGTCGATCGTTATGATTTTCATGTTTGTCGGAGTGGTATCCGCATCACCATTCCTTGAATGTGCTCCGCAGGCGGGAGTGATTGGGTATTCGATCACAGGTGATCCTTACTTCCCAGATCAGATTGCGGCACAGGAAGACGGATCACTGAAAATTGATCTTGCAACTATTCCCGTCGGAACCCATTTGCTGAATGTAAAAGCCTGTGGCTTTTGGGGGTGTGGCGATGCCGCAAACCCTTTGGACTTCACCAAGTTCATCCCGACCGCGCCTGTTGGGCTGAAGGTGGTGAAGTGATATGCGTAGATATCTCTATCTGGCGATGATGATCATTTTCTGGGCGGGAAGTGTTTCCGCCCAGAACTGCCCTGGCAAACCGCCCCTTCCGCCTGGTCTTGTTGCAACAATCAACTGTGATAAAGCCTGTGTAGAGGGATACCACATTGATAAGATGGATAGCCTCTACTGTTGCCCCGATGGATCATGGCTGGCCCCTGATAACATTAACTGCTGTGCCAATGGAACCATCATGAAACCAGACGGGAACTGCTGTGTTGTCAATGAGAGTGATCCATGTTGTGCCGATGGTTCTTACGTCGTGTCCCCATTCAATTGCTGTCCTGTTGGGAAGTTCCTTTCTGCCGATCAATCGAACTGTTGTGTTGCCGCGCAGGGAGCAAATTGTTGTCCAAGTTATCAGGTGTGGCAGATGCAGGACAATGGTTTAGGGATATGTGTCCCAAAGAAACCAGTGAGTGTGGAGATTAGATAAATTACAAGCCGGTTTAAAGCGCCGGCCATGACGGTTAGCCCCGGAGAATCCGGTATGGCCATCCAATTGGTTATAAGAAGGCGGACAGTATTCCAGGGAGCACAACCTCCCCAGACCAGGCGCAAATACGCCCGACGGGATAACCTGCTACCATCCGCCCCACGAGAATGAGGCAGTCTATAGCAGGGTTACTCCCATAAATCAAAGGGAGGACCACGATGAACAGTTTTTTAGCGTATATGGGCGGCAAATCATTACTGGCGAGGAAAATCATTCCGAAGATCCCAGATCACAAATGCTACGTGGAAGTATTCGCGGGCGCGGCATGGCTGCTTTTTAAGAAGGAAGAGACCACCTCTGACGTGGAGATCATCAACGACATCAACCTGGATCTAATTACCCTCTACCGGGTCGTGAAGCATCATCTGGAGGAGTTTATCCGCTATTTCAAATGGATACTGGTCTCGCGAGATGAGTTTTACCGATTCCGGAAGGAATCCCCGGAAACGCTGACGGATATTCAAAAAGCCGTGCGGTTTTACTACCTCCTGAAGCTGGGCTATGCGGCCAAGATCAAAGATCCGTCGTTTAACATAGTCACAACTGCAAGGCCTCGTTTGAACCTACTTCGGATCGAAGAGGAACTATCTGCGGTCCACCTTCGCTTATCTCGGGTCTATATTGAAAACCGATCATATGCAGAGGTATTTGCCCGCTTTGACAAGCCGGACACGTTCTTCTATATCGATCCACCTTACTATGGGTATGAAGATTATTATGGGGACGGCATCTTTGATCGAAGCGACTTTATGAAGCTCCGGGATATCCTGGCCAGGGTCGCCGGAAAATTTATTCTGTCGATCAACGACGTGGATCATATCCGGGATCTGTTCCAAAGCTTCCGCATCGAGACAGTATCAACATCTTATTCGGCGGCTGGAGCCAACAAAAGGAAGCGGGTAAACGAGCTGCTTATCATGAATTACGAGCCGGTTTAAAGCGCCGGCGGTCGATCGATTTAGTTGAAGTGCTTACCATCGATGAATCGATCGATTTACTCGATGATCATTGGCAGGATCCTGACGGATATCGACTGTTTTTAAAAAGTAAATATATCCGGCAGGATTTTTGCGCTCTGCAGCCTGAGTTCGTCAGGTTGTCGCCGATTTCATTAATGTGTCGCCGATTATCTTTTTGTTTGTCGCATATTAAGTTTCGCCTGACAAAAGCACCCAGAATCAGAATCGTCACAACAGACCAGATCAGAATATA